CGCGGCGCTCCAGGCCTTCCCCCTGGGCCTGGAGGTTCCCCCGCAAGCCCGGTAGACCATTCTATTCATTAGGTCTTCACTGTTGCACTTGGGTTGACAATTCGGGACACATTTCAGGCAATGATTTTAACAAGAAAGTGCTTGACAATCAGCCAAGCATTGAACAGTTGGAACAGGAGATAGCAAAACTGAAAAACAAAGCGGTGCCATTTTGATTAGCAGACGACGAAGAGCAAAGCAAAATCTTTGGCACGAATGTGGCGAACCACTGTGTCATGCGATTATACCAATCACAGAACGCTACTGCCCAGAGCACAAACAACAGCACGAGCAAGAACGGCAGGAAAAGAAAGATGAATACAGACGTTCAAAGTTAGGGCAAATGATAAAAGCACAAAAGACAAAGCAGTATGACAATGTCGAACGAGACCCACAAGCAGTCAAGTTTTACCATTCACAACAGTGGCAGAGAGTGCGTGATTATGTTTATAGCCACGATATGGCGACTGACCAAGTGACAGGACAAGTGTTAGGTGATAGAAAAGTAGTCGATCATATTGTGCCAATGAGACTGTGCAAGACAATGGCAGACAAGTTGAATCCAGAAAATCTGTGGGTGCTTAGTTATAAAACGCATTACAGAAAGACAAAAATTGAACAGATAATAGCCAAGAAAACAAATGGCGACATCATTTTGGCTCATTTAGACAAGGCATGGTGGACAAAGGTTTTGAGAGAAAAGAAAGAGGATAAATAACAAATGCAAGACAAACAAAATGAAGTACAAACAAGCCACAGAAAGAAACTAAACGGGCTTACGATAACAGCAATTGTGATGGCATCAGTCGGATTTTTGATTAATCCCTTCAGCACTATTTCAATCCTTGGCATTGTTTTCGGAGGCATTGGGGTTGCTAAGTCTGTAAGCTCACGGGATAAGATGTGGGCAATTATTTCATTGTCTGTTTCTGTAATGGAAACACTGCTCTGGGCCGTGACATTTGCAAATGCATTGGCGTCATTATAGTAATGAAGGAAGATAAAGACATGACTAACGAAAACGAAAACGAAGACAACAAAGACAAGATTGAAACTGCAGAAATTGATGGGGGAGTTGTAAGAATGTCGGCACAAGGAATGGAATATGAAAGCAAAGACAACGAGATAATGACAGCTGAGTATGCTTGGAAGACAAACAGGGAAGGCTTGTATCGCACATTGTCCAGTCAGATTAACGAAAAGCTGAACACGGCAATCCAAGGTCTTGAATACGACAGTTTTGCTGAGCCTGTGGTTCTATACTTTTCGTGTTCAACACTGGCACATCATTTTTACAACCAGCTTGAATCACATGGCTGGATTGCTACGCTTGACCAAGACGATGACGTTGTCCAAGTCGATGTCACTAGATCAATTGACAAGATGAGTAAAGATAATCAAGACGATGATGACATTGGTGATGGTGGTTTATTTTCTGGTGACGTTCTTAGCTTGCATTAACAGTCAGAGCATAGGGGTCAGCACAAAACAGCTGGCCTTTTTTTGTGGATACAAAAATGGTGCACACTGTACGTATTATAAGTGTAGGAATAAAAACGAATGATTGACAGTACAAGCAGGATTATTGTTCACAAGCTGTTAATCGCCTCACATAAATAAATAACAAAATAAATAACACGCAGAACACTGAACACCCCGCCCCCGTAAGTGTAGAAGGGGACCTCACATAACAAAATGGTCTTCTCTCTAAAAATATGCAGAAATAAAAACTTTTTATTGATGGGGTTGTGGCAGTAAACAATCGGCACAACAGCAGCATAAATCAGCGCCAAAGGGGTCGCAGAAAACGGTCCTTTTTATTTTTATACATGTTGATGCATTAGCATTCATTGTTCAAAACCATGAAAGAAGGTCGCAAAATATGGCTGGTCGAAAACCAAAAATAACAACTAGCGATTCCGATCGGGCCGACCAACGACGGAGAACAGAAACATTGCTGGACAAGACCAAGGACTTGAACCGGCTTCAAGAGCGAGCGCCCAAACACTTGAAGGGCGTAGCGCGGGCCACTTGGGAGACATTGGCGCCGCAACTCAATTCCCAGCATATGGTGAAGGAAATTGATAAGAACGTCATGACCGCACTGTGTGAGCAGGTGCAGGTGGAACGCTGGGCTTACCAAGCCATTGAAGAACAAGGCGTGCTACTGGATTCTGGGCGCCGCAACCCCGCTTGCCAAGTCTTGGATTCCGCAACCGCAAAGGTGAAGTCATTGGCAGAATCACTTGGCCTATCACCACAAGCACGGGCTAGTCTCATCAATCTCACTACAGAGGATGATGCTGACGATACCCAGAATATTGCCCAGGACTTGAAGCAGAAGGGCGGTGACTTCTGATGCGGCAATACGATCTGACCCAGCCCAAGATGACGGTAGCTAAGGCATATCAAGAACAGCGAGACGCAGGGGCTTACGATGAGCTGATTCAGCAGTACCGCGACCCCGGCACAGTCTACGCGATGCAGATACTGGAAGGGCAGGTAATTGCTGGTGAAGACATCAAACTGCAAGCATTCCGGCATCTGCAAGACCTGGCCCGCATAGGGCAAAAAGACTTTCCATATCACTACGACTTGGACAAGTGCCGCGAGGTCTTAGGCTTTGCTTCAATATGCCCAGACCCAAGCACTGGCACGCCCTTGCCCCTGGCTGACTTCCAAAAAGCATTATTGTGTTGGTCGCAGGGCTGGCGGAATCCAGAAGGTGAACGGCGCTTCCACCGAGTTCTGTTCAGTGTTGCCCGCACCAATTCCAAGACCTATCTGACCAGTATTCTTCTGTCTTATCAGTACCTGATCGCAAGCGCCCAGTTTTCCAACCAAGATATGGCCTACATTGCCCCTGTTAGCCAGCAGAGCAAGAAGGGCTGGCGCTATATCAAGACTACTTTCACCCGGCTTAGACACAATCAGTTCGGCGGCTGGATGCGCAGTCACAAAGTTAAAGTGGGCGAAGACGCCGTGAAGTCGAACACCAACCAGAACCAGCTTTTGCGCCTATCTGACGAATCCGGCCAGTTCGATAGCTATCACCTGGCTTTCTCTGTGCATGACGAAGTTGGTGATGACCACCGCATTGGCTTAATCAAAGAGAACAACGGCAAGATTACGTCCGGCCAGGTGCAGACTTTTGATAGTCAATCCTGGAATATCTCAACCGCATACCCTGACGCCACATCCAGCCTGTTCCTGGATGAAAAGATGCTGCGCGATTCCATGCTTCATGATGACCAGCGTGAATTGGATGACTATCTGATGGTGAACTATGCCCAGGATAGTGAAGACGAGGTAGATGCCCCCAGTCAATGGCCCAAGTCCAACCCCATCTTAGCCATCAAGGGTGAAACCATGATGGATTCCATGATTGCTGAACGCGATACAAAGAAAGCTGACGGCTCAATCAGTGAGTTCATCAACAAAAATTTGAACCTGTGGCTGACGGTAAAGGAAAACAGATACTTAAATATCCACGACATCCACAAAGCTGTAAGCCAAAAGCCGACAATCGACATCACAGGCCATGTGGTCTTTATTGGTATCGACTTATCCAAGCTGTCCGACGATACCGCTATCGGTTTTGCTTACCCCTACCAAGTCAGCGGCGTCACTCACTACTGGTTGGAGCAGCATTCTTGGATTCCGCTGAATCACACATCCGGCAGTATCGAAGCCAAGGAAAAACAAGACGGAATCAACTACCGTGGCGCCCAAGAGCGCGGTTACTGCGACATTGCCCGTAATCGCTGGGGCTACATTGATGATGACGCCGTAGTGACTTGGCTGGGCGAGTATATCGAAGACCACCAGTTGCAGGTCAAGTTCATCGTCTTTGATCCGTGGAGCAGTTCAGATGTGACCGACAAACTGCAACAGATGGATAGCTGGCCCATTATGCCGTTACGTCAGACTGCTAAGGACTTGGACCGACCGACCCACGAATTGCAAAAACTGTTCCGTGAAGGCCGTATACACATTCCCGACGACCCAATTATTCAATACGCCATGACCAATGCCGTAGTAGTCGGCACCAGTGCCGGTATCAAGGTGGATAAGGAACGCTACACCAGCAAGATTGATGCAGTGGATGCCCTGATAAACGCCATGAGCCGCGCCATCTATGAGTACAGCGATATTGATCCTGACTTTGACCCCAAGAAGAAGCCCAGCCCATTGTCCGGCATGACCCCAGAACAGCGTCACGCCTTCCTGATGAACGCCAGCTTCTAAAAATGGTGCACACGTTACGTTATATATATGTGAGGATAAACGAGCTTGAAAGCACTTAGAAATACAGAAAAGACAAAGGGGTGAGGACTACGGAAAAGCTGAATGAATTACGGACTGCACTGCCCACACTGTTATTTATAGCCGGGGTGATAGCGATTGTTACCGCAGGTTACTTGTTCAGTATCGTTATTGGTACCTTAGCGCTGGGCGTTGCCTGTTTGATTCTTGGCTGGCTGGCTACCCCATCCCAATCTCAAAGACAAGGGGGTGGTAGATAGTGAGTGTTTGGAATCCATACGAAAAACTGCAACGGCGATCAATGGTCATCCCCAGTCAGAACTTCAATAGTTTCACGATTGAAAACGGGGTGGTGTTGCCTAATCACTTGGTTAGCGCCCAATACGCTTTGCAGAACGCCGATGTCTTTGCGGTGGTCAACCTGATCGCTAGTGATGTGGCATCTGCCGCCATTACGACCCAGCCGCCGTTTGACCAAGCGATGCTGCACCCGAGCAAGCTCATCAGTGCGTACAACTTCTGGCAATCCGTGGTGGCGTCCTTATTACTAGCGGGCAATAGTTACGTGGTCATTGATCGAAATACGAAAAACGTGCCCACAGGCTTGGAATTGGTGCCGCCCAGTCAGGTCAATGTGATATTGGCCGATGACGCTTCTAACCTGACCTATCAGGTTACTTACGCCGATGAACGGGGTGCCAAGACCTATCCAGCCGCAAATATGCTGCATTTTCGCCTGTTATCCACTGGGTCCAACCAGAATGACGCACTGATAGGCATTAGTCCGCTGGAAAGTCTAACCAAGTCCGTCAATATGCAGGACTTTAGCCAGCAATTAACACTTTCCACGTTGAAGAATGCGATTAACCCCAGTATCCGTATCAAGGTCAACGAAGGCGCCTTATCCCCAGAGGAAAAAGAAGCGACCCGAACCGCCTTTGAATCAGCCAACAGCGGTAAGAACGCAGGCCGCCCGCTGGTGGAAGACCAGCTTTATTCCGTTGACACCTTGCAGATCAACGCGGACGTGGCTAAGTTCCTATCCACTATGGATTTTGGCAAGAACGCTATCGCAGAAGCCTTTGGGGTGCCCGCTGATTACGTCAATGGTCAAGGTGACCAGCAGTCTTCCATTGACATGATTAAGGGTCTGTACCGCAACACGTTACGCCGGTACACCATGCCGCTGGAAAGCGAGGCCACGGCTAAGTTTGGCGTCTCTGTGGATTTTGATGAATCCAGTGCAGTAGATGCCGACAACTCAACCCTAATCAGTCAGATTCAGAAGCTGATGTCTGGTACAACCCCGGCTATTACCCCATTACAGGCCCAAAAGATGCTGCAAAAGAGGGGAGTGATTGAGTGACTAAGCAAGAAAATACGGACATCCGCACCTACAACGTGCAGATACGGGCTGACACGCCCGGTTCAACGGGTCAGATGAAGATTAGCGGTACAGCGGCGGTCTTCAATCAGCCGTCAGTCAAGGGCGATTTTACCGAATATATTTCTCCAAATGCCTTAAATGGTGTTGATTTAAGCCAAGTTTTGCTGCTTTATTCACATGATTTTAGCAATATTTTGGCTCGTGCGGACTCAGGAACGCTTACAACCAGTGTTCAACAGGACGGATTACATTTCTCAGCCACTTTACCTAACACTCAACTTGGTCATGACACATTTACAAACATACAAAATGGAAACATTAAGGGCATGTCGTTCGGTTTTACGATTGCTGATGGTGGAGATAGTTGGTCTGTTGATGCAAGCGGCAACACAATTCATTTAATCAATCAAATTGACCAAGTGTTTGAACTAAGTCTAACTCCGATACCCGCTTACACTGAGACATCTGTTCAAGTTCAGAGAGATTTAGCTCAATTTTTATCAAGCAAGAAAGAAGTTGAAACAATGGCAGAAAAGCCAGAGGAAAAAGAAACACAAAGCAGAGATGAGCAAATGCGGTCTTTGAAAAAGTTTCAAGACCAATTAGCTGACCTTCAAGCACAGGTCAATACCAAGATCGTCATTGACCAGCCAGCAGATAAAGAGGAACAGCGAGATGCTGCACCAGTATCTACACCAGCACAAGCACCTACTGCGCCTAGTGATAATGACGATGGCACAACCACACAGCCAACGAGTGGCGATTTGGTGAGCATGATTGCAACTTTACAGCAAGCAATTCAATCCTTAAGTCAACAGCTGGCAGCTCAACAACAGCCAACACAAGATGATGATGACCCAGACGATTCAGACAATGTCATTCTTGACCAAAAGAAGCCTGAGCAACAGATCACAGAACAGCGTGACGGCAAGCCAGTTGAGCAGACCACAGAACAAGACACAAACGAAAATAAACGAGATGGAGCTAAAGATATGGCTAAGAATTTAACTGCCGACAAGGTAGAAAGTGAAGAAGTACGGGATTTCCAAGAGTTTTTACGGACCGGTGAAGTTAAGCGTGACAGTGCTGGCTTTGATAGTGCTGCCGGGGAAGCAGTTTTACCTACCCAAGTCCTTGACATTATGGCCCAACCCAATGATCCGACACAATTGTCTGGATATGTTAATCGAGTTGAAGTCAGTGCACCCACTGGCAAATTGCCGGTTATGTCAAAGGTTAATGCACAGCTGGTAACAGCGGTAGAATTGGCAGAAAACCCGCAGATTGGTAATGCAACGATTACGCCTGTTTCTTACGATGTCGTTACTCGGCGTGGTCAACTTCCTATTTCTCTTGAAATGACTCAAGATTTTCCGAACATTGTTGGTCTTCTGACCACATATGTTAATAATATCGTTTCTAGCACTGAACAGCATCAGATTGGGGCCGTGCTGCAACAAGCTACTCCAGTAGCTGCTACGTCCATTGATGACTTGAAAGACAGTTACAACATTGGCTTGTCTAATTATTCAAACCGTATGTGGGTAATGAGCGAATCTATGTTCGCCGCTCTGGACAAAGCCAAGGATGCAAATGGTCGTTACTTGCTTGAGGATTCCATTTCAGCACCGACGGGTAAGCAATTCCTTGGTGCCACTTGCTTGGTTGTTTCTGACGATGTTCTGGGTGCACAAGGTGACCAAAAGGCATTCGTTGGTGACTTATCTGCCTTTGTCTTAGAGGCAATTCGTGGCAATGTAAATCTGAGTTGGGCTCGAAACGAACAGTTTGAACAAGTGCTGTTGGCGGCTATTCGCTCTGATTACAAAGTGGCTGATAGTCAAGCCGGGAAGTTTATCACCTTCAAGCCTGTAGCATCCACCACTTCGACTACTTCGACAACCACCACTGGCAAGTAGTAAGCAGAAATTAAGCAACAGTCGCCAAAAGAAAGTAAACAATAGGCCTGCGCCGGCGGCATTGCAGATTGGAGGATGAGATGGCAGATTCGACAGATATAGACATAAGCCAGATTGCTAATGACCTGATGGCTGAGCTGAATCTTGACCAATCGGAACTGCCCACTGTGCAATCGCTTGTTATTACAGCCAAAGAAGTGGTTTCACGGTCAGCTGACGTCAGCCCTGATGATTCATTGACCATTCCAGCCATTAAAACGCTTGCAACAGCCATGTATTATGATCGGACACTGTCAAATGGTATGCCCAACGGACTTTTGATGATGTTGACTCATCTTCAGGCCAATCCACCAAGCACAGATAGCGGTGATAGTAGTGGCAGTTAGTTTTATTCCTTCTGATTTCAGCAAGACTGTTGAGCTTGGTAGTCCACAATCACATCGCACGAAAGCCGGTTTGAATGTTTCAGTCTTTGTTCCCGCTTACACACTTCATTTCAAGCAGCAGAAACGGACGCTCACCCAGCAATATACACTAATTGGAACCAGACTTGATAACTCAATCACGATAATTGTTAGGCACGATGACAGGAACATAGCACAGCAACAAGCCAGAATTGATGGTGTTGTTTATAACGTGGCAGATGTCAGCCCAGACGACAGCAATAATGCCATAAGATACGATTACTTGACCCTTGTTAAAATAACAAAAGGGGCATAGCGATGGACATGAGCGAAGCGCTTGTCCAATGGCTTAAACAGGTGAGTAAGGCTGCACAACTGAGCATTAAAGACCAAGAAAAAATAACAAAAGTTGGCGCCGATGTATTAGCCACTAAGCTCACTGAAGACACCAAGGCTAAACATCCGGACACAAAAGGTGATGGTGGTGCTTACGGGCATTTGTCTGATGACATTAGTTCTTCCACTGGTGACATCGACAAAGAACATAATGGCAAGTCTGTTGCAGGGTTTGGCAATAAAGCATTTGTGGCACGTTTTCTGAACGATGGCACTAAAAAGCTACGTGGTGACCATTTCGTGGACAATGCCAGAGACGATGCTAAAAACGATGTGTTTGCGGCTGAACAAGCTGAATACAACAAGATTATCGCCAAGTTGAATGGCGGTGATGGTCATTGAGTGCAGTAGATGATGCTGTTGAGTTGCTTAGCCAAGCCGGTATTGCTGGTGTTGATGCAATTTATGGTAACAATTTGCCTCAAGAAGCGATAGACAGCACAGATAAAACAGTCGTGTTAGTCACTGATTCTGCCAATGATCCATCAAGTTTTGGTAATAACGACTTTTGGGCATTAAATCAAGAGGTGGAGATACAGATTTGGTATTCACAGGAGCTTGATTCAGACCCAGAAGACATTGAAGTCAGCATGATGAAGGCCTTTACACATCAACATTGGCGGGTAGCAGCAGTAAGACAAAGAGCATTAGACCCAGAAACAGCACAATTGTGCAACACATTTTATTTCAGCAGAACAAAGATATTAAAGGAGACGTTTTAATGGCGACTGTAGGTTTATATGGTATTGCTTTTGGCCTGGTTGACCAAGACCAAAAATTGATTACTGGCACAGGTAAAGGATTGGGCACAGATGGCCTGTATGTGGTTGGTCGTGCGGACCTCGGGGGCAAAACAGCGAACATTACTGGTCTGTCTGGTACGCCTGTCAAGAAGTATGGGTTTAACCGAGTTCAAGCTGTCGATATTCCTCAGGCTGAACCGTCTGTGGCTCTCGACATCAATGATCTGAATTTTGCAATTAAGCAACAGATCAAAGGGATGATTAATGACCAAAAAGGTGGATATACCGACCAAGGAATCCAAGCGCATGTGGCTATGCTCATTACGACTCAAACAATCGACCGCTTACACTATGTTTATTACGGTTTTGGCGATGGTATCCTGAGCGAGAGCGGTGCCAATCTGCAGACGGACACAAACCAAAGTCAATATGCTGATGACACTCTGACATTTACGGCTCTAACGTGCGATTCTTTTGGCGGAGCTGCTTACAAACTGTACAGCGATCTGGATAGCAATTTTGACAAGGCACATATGTACTCTGAGGTGTTCGGGGGCTATGTTCTTAGTCCGTCTAGCACTCCGACCACACCCACGTCCACGACTACGACCACTGGACACTAACATTTAGTTAGTGCTTACATTTAGTTAGTGCGGAGAGACCGATTCTGACGCATTTAATAATTACCAAATGCATAACTATCAACCTAAAAACGAAAGAACAGCAATCTCAGCATTGACTGAATAGCCGGTAGCAGCCACACCAATGGTGCAAGTCCTTGGGCCGGCATTTTTAATACTAAAAATCAAAAGGACGGTACACATATGAAAATTAAAGTTAGCCAAATCAGCAATCGGGAACACGTAGTCAAGACAAGCAACAAGAACATGGAAAAAATGTATGACCTGCAGTTGCTCATGGCTCAATCCGATGACCTTGCAGATAAGCAACCAATCGAAATCATCAAGATGCAACGGGACCTGTTGCACCAGTCCATTGACTTCTTGACCACAGTTCTTGGATTGAACAAGCAGGAACAAGACAAGCTGGGCGAAATGGAATTCAAGCAAACGATTGAAGCTGTCAATTACACGTTTGAAAGAATGATGGGCATGTCAGATGAGGACATCGCTATGGCCAACAAGAAAGAACAGGCCGCCGACAAAAGCGACAAGGATTAGCCCGCCAGAACGAGTCTTCCAGCTGAAAAACCGGCGGGAAGACTTTTTACTAATGAAAAAGCAAGCCGTAATTTACTTCCATTGGTCAATTCAAGATTTTGATGATGCAGATTATTACGAGATGTGCAATATGATGGCGGCGCGCGAAGAGAAGGATCGTCCGGTTGATCCGGGCAAGATGTGGAAACAATACCAAGAGAAAGGGTGATAAAAAATGGCACAACAGATTAATGCGACAATGTCCACATCAATTGCCCTGGACCTGGTCAAAGCATCCGAATCGGTTAAGAGCCTGACCAGTCTAGTTCGGTCGTCTCAATCAGCATGGAAGGCCCAAGAAGCCGAAATGAAGTCCGCTGGTGATGCCGCAGGTGCGGCGCAGGCTAAATATGACGGCTTGGGTAAGTCTATTGAAGCACAGCAGTCTAAGATTGACGCTCTTAAAGCAAAACAGGCTGAATTAAAGGGCAATACAGCCGATGTTGCTCAACAATATCTAAAATATCAGCAACAAATCGATGGCGCTAACAAGCAGCTGGCCAGCATGCAAGCCCAGCAAGAGCGAGCCAAGGCGGCCATGGACTATCAAAAGTCTGGGCTGGCTGCTTTACAGAGTGAGTACACCGCTGCTGCAAGAGCTAATCAAGCCTATGTCACTCGATTAGAGGCTGAGGGCAATCAGCAAGAAGCAAACAAGGCCAAAATGGAAGGCTATAAGTCTTCCATTTCAAGCCTTAATGAACAACTGAGCAAGCAATCTGAGGAATTAGACAGGATCGCAGCTGCATCAGGCAAAGATAGTGACGCATGGCGTACGCAGAAAACACGTGTTGATGAGACCGCAACCAGTCTAGCCAAAGCCAAGTCATCAATGACTGGTCTTCAATCCGAAATGGACAAAGCTAATCCGACTGCTTGGGACAAAATCAAGACAGCAATCAGTGGCACAAACAAACAAGCTGAAAAGACGCCATCATTATTCAAGAAAATTGTTGAAGGTAGCGTGGTCAGCAATGCAATTACCAATGGTTGGAGTGATCTGTCAGGTGCTATCAAGTCTACTGTTCAGAGTGGTCTAGAGTTGGATGAAGCTGGTGAAAAGTCAGCAACAACTTGGGAGCAGATGGGTAAGTCAGCCAAAGATGTTCAATCACTGGGCAATCAAGTCAGTGATCTAACCTCCAAGTCTGGGCAAGCTATTTCAACCATTGGCGGGATGCAAAAAACCGTCGATACCGTCACTCACGGCAACACCCAGATGACCGAAGCGGTTACAGCCGGCATTACAGCCATTGGTACAGGTGCCAGGCTGAACGGTGACCAGTTATCTGGCTTTGCTAAACAACTGACCAGAGTCACTTCACAAACAAAGCTGTCTACTTCCTCACTGGCAAGACTTGAAAAGACAGCACCCAACCTAGGTGCTCAATTAGCCAAAGCAGCAGGCGTTTCTCAGGATGCATTTGCAAAGATGGTTGCTGCTGGTAAAGTTTCGTCTACCGACTTCCTTAATTTGTTGGCTAAGACTGGCAAAAATTCAAGCGAAATTTACAAAGACTTTGGGAAATCAGCCGATGGTGCGCAAGCTCAAATGTCTGCATCATGGGACGTCTTGAAGAAAAAGATGGCTGCCCCTCTGTTAAGTGTCAAGAACACAGGTATGTCAGAGCTAGCCAGTCTAATGTCCAGTCCAGCTGTTCAAGGTGCAGCTACAATGCTAGGCAAAGGTATAGCTAACATTGCGACACAAGCAACCAAGCTATTAGGCTATTTAGCAGCACACCGGAGTGACATTACTGGCATTGGTTCATCTGTTCTAAGCATTGCTAAGACATTTGGCTCGGCCATCTGGCACACAATTTCTGGTATTGTTTCGAGCATAGCCCAGAGCTTTGGCCTGATGGGTAGTGGTGCAAGTAAGGCTGCTGATCCCTTGAAAAATGCAAACACAGCATTAGGCAATATTGCCAAGAACAAAACAGCAATTCAAACATTAGCTAAGACGCTGCTGGCTTTATGGGCGACGACAAAAATAGTCAAGTTTACTGCTGTTGTTGGTGGTGCTTTCAAAGGTTTAACAGCCTTGAAAAGCATTAAAGACTTTGGTGCATTGAGCAAGTTGTCTAGTGCTGGCGGTTTAGGTGGAGCAACTAAGGCATTTGGTGCCTTGAAATTATTGCTGAGTGGTCCAGGTGGGATCGTTTTAGCAATTGCGGCTGCTGGACTAGCATTTTATGAAGCCTATAAGCACATCAAACCGTTTCATGATGCAGTAAACAACGTTGCTAAGACAATTGGCAATGCTCTAAAACCAGCTTTAAGGGCTGTTATTTCTGGAATGCAGGCAATGTGGAAGAGTATTCAGCCAATTTTAAGACTGATTGGTAAGCTGTTTCAGACAACATGGGCACTGGTTATTAAAGTTATCCAAGTGGCATGGAAAGCGATTAAGCCAGTTGTGGGTATTATGTTTGGCTTTTTCAAGGCAGAGTTTTCAATTTACGCCAAAGTGTTACCTGCTGTATGGAAGGGCATGTGGAGCATTATTTCATCTGTTCTGTCTGCCACATGGAAAGTACTCAAAGACACCATCTCATCAGCGCTTAAAATCATTACCGACATCCTCAAAGTTGGCCTAGATTTGTTATCTGGCAATTGGTCAAAAGCATGGTCAGACATCAAAAAACTGTTGAGTGACGCATGGAATGGCATGAAAAATATTGTTTCAGACGTTTTCGGTGGCATTAAGGATGTTATTTCAACAGTTTTAGGTGCAATCAAAGGTGTTTGGAATGCCGCCTGGGATGGCATGAAGTCAGCGTTTTCTGACATGTGGGATGGCATGAAGAATGCCGCTTCCGACGGCATGAACGCAATAATCAATGTCATTAATGGAGCCATTTCAGGCATCAACTGGGTTTGGCAGAAATTTACTGGCAAAGACGCATTACACAAGTTATCACCTGTACATTTTGAGCAAGGCGGTATAGTTGAGCGCAAGATGCATCTTGTCATGGTCAATGATGGTGCTGGAGAAGACTGGAAAGAGCTTTATCAGCTTCCAAATGGTCAAGTCGGAATGAGCCAAACACGCAATGCCACAGGATTATTGCCTGAAGGAACGCGTGTTTTCAATGGTCAAGAAACAAAAGCAATCATGAACATGGCTGGAATTGAACACTATGATCTTGGTGGTGTGATTGGCGGAATCGGCAATTTCTTCAGTGGAGCTTGGGATAAAGCTAAGGAAGTTGGAGATTGGCTTGCACACCCGATTCAAAATGTTGGAAAGCTGATTAAGTCTAGCGTTTCTGGAATTTCTGGCGGCGTCAAGATGTTCAGTGATTTAGCCGGTGGTGTAATTAATAAGCTGATCGGCAATGTTGCTTCTTGGTTCAAAAAACAACTGGCAAAAATTCAGCAATCAATGGACGATTCATCACTTGGAGGTGGCGCAAAGAAATCCTATCCAGAACTGGAAGCACTAGCCCGTCATGCTGCAAGCATCATGGGCGTTAATCCTTCGGACGACTTCATAAAAGCGTTGGCCAATGTGGCGATGTCTGAATCTGGTGGCAATTCCAATGCTGCAAACCTAACAGACAGTAATGCAATGGCTGGCATGGCGTCAGTAGGGTTACTGCAATACATTCCATCAACTTGGGCTTACTACAACGTTCCAGGACACAATGATCGTTCAAGTGTTCTCGATAATTTTGTCCATTTCTTTAACAACTCTGACTGGCGAAATAGTATTGGCTACGTCACCTATCCAAGTTGGGGTGGAATGTACAAGTGGGATTGGCGAAATGATGGTCCTATTGGTGCTCCAAGGATGGCAAATGGTGGATTAGTCAATCGTCCACTTTCTGCAATCATTGGCGACGATGGTCCTGAAACAGTATTGCCTTTAGGAGCAGCTAAAGCGTCTCGTGCATGGCAGCTACTTGGGCAAGCAATGACAGTGATTAATCGTGGCCAACAGCCTGTTTCTGGGTATACTCCTTCTAGGGTAGACAGGTAAATAATTAAAGCCTGTTTGCTTAGGAAGGAGTTTTCTTATGGGCCGAAGAGGTTCACGTTACACGCTGGAGGAGAAGCTCTTCTACATTGGT